TGGCAATCATTCCGTATAAACGGAACTAATAAATATAGAATATTTGGACATACTGATAATAGCTTTGCTCTTTATAGTGATATTGCATCTGCACAAGTTTTAACGTTTGCCTCCACAGGTGCCGCAACATTCAGTTCATCGGTAACGGCAACATCATTCTTCGAAAGTTCGGATAAGACAATCAAAACTTTAATCACCGATAATTACTTGGTAAATGGAATTGAATCAATTACCGCCAAGTTATACACCAAGCATGGCAAAGAAGAACTTGGATACTTTGCACAAGATGTTCAAGGAATCCTACCAAGTGCGGTGACAAAAGGAACAAATGGTTTATTAAACTTGTCCTATCGTGAGGTATTGGTTGCTAAGGTGCAATCATTAGAACAAAGAGTTAAAGAATTAGAAACGCAATTAAATTTAGGATAATATGCCTTGGTCAACAATTGCCACAAACCAATGTGTGAGTTTAAATAATTTGAGAGATGCTATTGCTAATGGTATATTCGTTGCCATTAGTAGTGTACCAAGTGGTACAAAGCAAATCACAAAAACCGAGGCATTGGCCTATGTTGACATTCAAACAAGTCCATTAGCATCTAAGGCATCTAATCAATTGGTTGTTAAGAATAATTTAAGTGCTAAGGTCTATACCTACCAAAGATATGATTTAAATACAACTACTTGTACAACAAGTAATCCTATCCCATTTTGGTCGTATTTAGATATTCCATATGGCTCATACAACCTTAATGGTACGGGTAGTTTGTATCAAATTATTCCATCGACACATACCACATTTACCAATCAAATAACATCTTATGTGTCGGTGATTTGTACACCCGTTACTATTTATACCTATGTTACATCAGATGTAAATACAACAACGTGTGCATTAAGTAATACAACTCAATGGTGGTCGTACAATAATTATGCTAATGGGTATTATTACATTAATGGCCCTGGAACTTTATATTCTTTATCGGCAAGTACGCATACAAATTATAGTAATCAAATTACATCGGTTGAAGGTTCGGTATGTACGGGGCAAACATTATATTATTATAAAGTATATTATGTAAATCCGTGTAATTGTGGCCAACAATTAGAAATTATTGGTCGTTCAAATACCTATTATCCTAATGGGTTTTATATTGCTCAAACATCATTTGAATATAGAAGGTATTATATAGAATCTACAACACCACAAAATTTTTATCCTGCATTTAGTGTACAAAGTACCGCACCAACTTGTGTTCCAAGTTATTGTAAGATATGGTATTTTAATAATAGTGGTGATGTAGGTGAACCCGCAGAAACTTGGTCTTATGTACCTTGTGGTGGAGGTGGTGTTTCTACCGTAACTATTAGTGTAGGGCAACCATCACAATCAAGATGTGTTGCGGAGGATACCGTTCCATTTGTAGGTAGTCAAGGTGATAATCCTTATACATTCGATGAAACGTGTTGTACATAGCATTATAATTATAAAATTTAATAAACTATATTTGTTGTATTAAAACCCAAAACAAATGAATAAATTTATAACAATAATGAAAGCGTGGGGGATTGCAAGTTTCCATAATGAGGAACAAAAGCAATTAGCCGAGGAACGAATGGAGGTATGTAATTCTTGTGAGTTTTTAGGCGAGATTAATTTGAGTGATGTAAGTGGTAATTTAATTGATAATTACTTTATGTGTAGAGGTTGTGGGTGTCCAATTAAGACAAAGATTTACACACCAAAGAGTTCACCAAAAGAACATAAATGCCCACAAGGCAAATGGATAGATTAATAACTTAAACAAAAACAAATGAAAAAGTACACGGAATTATTTTTATTAATTGGCCATTTAAACCTAAACGTAAAGGATGGTAAAACAAAGGGCCAAAAGAAATTGCAAAAGATTGCCGAAAAGGTAAAGCCTATTTTGGAAAAGTACCAAGAATTAAGCGAGGATCTACGATTAGACAACGCATCGGTAGATAAAGATGGCAATCTATTGATCAACGAAAAAGGTGGCTATTCATTTACCAAAGAGGCGATTAAAAAGTTAAACCAACAATCACGTGATCTAAACGAAAGTTCGTTTGATTTTGATGTGATTGATGTGGTAAATCCCGAAGGATTAGAGGAATTTGCATTCCTTGATGGTTGGGTTAAAGGAGTTAAATTTAACAAAATAGAAAAAGAGGATGACAACATTGAGTTATAATTGGACCATTGTCCAATTGGATTGTAAAGCATCAATAGATGGTTTTACGGATTATGTAGTTACCGCACATTGGAGATATGGTGTTTCTAATGGAACGATTTACACGGATATGTATGGGGCCACCGGATTTACGGTTAATCCCGAGCAACCTAATTTTATTCCATACGAGGATTTAACGGAGGATGATGTGATTGGATGGTTAGAAAGTTCATTGGATGTACCGGCAATGCAAGCATCATTAGCAATTCAATTGGAAAATATTATTAATCCACCAATTGTTGTTTTACCATTGCCTTGGTTGCCTAAAGAATAAGACATGGGATTAGTTAATGGTTCTAACATTATCGTTTACGATGAGGATATTGCATTAGGCCATACAACTAATTGCACGTTGGCTATGTCAATGGATACACCTACCACAACGAATAAAAATTCGGGTGGATGGTTTGAGTGTATCGCGGGCAAACGAGGTGCCACAATGCGAATTGAAGGATTAGTGGATTATTCCGACCAAATGAATTACAATCAATTTGTAGATCGTTTGATTTTAAGGAAATACACTAAATGGGTTTTTCAAGGTGCATCAATGTTCTATTTTGGCGGAGGCTATATCACGGCGGTGGAAGAAATCGCCGAGGGTGAAACGAGTGTTAAATATTCCTTGGATGTCATGATTGATGGCCGAGTTTATTTCGAGCCAAGATTACCATGGAACCTTGTTTTTGCCAATTGGGAAAATATAAATATTGAGTGGCAAAATGTGTAATGATTTTTTCTATTTTTACACAAAAATAAAAGAGATTAAAATTTAAAAAAATATGGCAACATCGGGTGTATTTAATGGCACAAACCTTGTAATTAAAGTAGAGGGAACGGTTGTGGGACACACAACATCATGTACTTTATCGGTAAACATGGATGTAGCGGATGCTACAACAAAAGATTCGGCGGGTTGGTCGGAAGGAATTGCGGGTTTAAAATCGGGAGAAATCTCATTTGATGGCCTTGTTGATTATTCGGATGCAAACAACGCAGAGCAATTATTGGATTACTTAATCGCAAGAACACAAGTAACATGTGTGTTTGGAACGGTTGCAAGTGGTGATTCAATCTATACCGCAGAAGGTTACATTAGTTCATTAGAGCAAAGTGCGGAAATGGAAGCGGCCGTTACATTTAGCGGAACCATTACATTAACGGGTGCTATCGTTAAATCGGTAAATGCATAATAGAAAGGTGTAAAAATAATTGGCCCTACATCCTTAATTGGGTGTAGGGTTTTAGTGCTAAATTAAATCTAATCATAAAAACATGGAATTAAACAAACGTAGAGGTTATTGCCAATTGCAAATTGGTGGTAAACTAAGATCGCTACATTTCTCAATGAATTTTTGGGCGGTATTCGAGGAAACATCGGGATTTAAGATTTCCGAGGTTGACAAGGTATTTGGTTCGGGTTTATCAATGGGGGCAATGCGAGCATTAATTTATAGTGGCATTGTTGCCTATGATCAAGAGAATCGAATAGAAATCGATTACGATTTATTTGATGTGGGTGCATGGATGGATGACATTGATCAAAATGATTTAACATTAATTATTGAAACGTTAATGGAATCACGGATCCTTGGTAATGATCTAAATGCGGGAGTTAGACGAAACGTTTCTAAATCGACAAAAAACCCAAAGCCGAAAAACCCCTAACGTGGGATTCAATGCTTGATTATTATATTGGTCAAGCGGGAATCGCACCCGATCAGTTTTGGACAAATACCTGGAAAGAGAACGCATTGTTAGGGGAGAGTTGGTCGGTAAATGTTAATTTACATTGGGAGATGACACGTTTTATTTCCACAATGATTGTCAATAGTCAAGCCAAGAAACGATCACAATTGATCACACCCGATAAATTGTTTCCGTTGCCACAGGATGTTTTCTTGGATAAAGGTTCGCCTAAATCGACACCCGAACAATTACAATCATTTTTAAAACAAATCGAGAAAAGCCAATCCAAATAATGGGTTGGTTTTTTTTCTAACTTTAAGCCATGAAAAACATTTTAGAGGTTTATTTAAGCGGAAACACCAAGGAATTGGATGCCGCACTATCGAGGGCCGATAAACAACTTACCTCATATGGTAAGAAATTAAAAGATCTTGGCCAATCATTATCATTGCGATTAACGGCACCATTGACATTGGCGGGTGGTGCGGCCATTAAAATGGCATCCGATTTTAATGAATCCTTAAATAAAGTTGATGTTGCGTTCAAAAGTTCATCGCAACAAGTTAAAGATTTTTCAAAAACAACTTTAAAACAATTTGGTATTGCCCAAGGATCGGCCATGGATATGGCGGCATTGTTTGGGGACATGGCAACATCTATGGGATTGACTACGGCACAAGCCGCTAAAATGTCAACCTCATTAGTTGGTTTGGCGGGTGATATGTCATCTTTTAAAAACATTAATATTGAGGAAGTTACAACGGCATTAAATGGAATTTGTAATGTACAAACCGAATCATTGCAAAGATTGGGTATCGTATTAACTGAAAATAACCTAAAATATTATGCGTTATCAAAAGGTATTACAAAAAATTACCAAGAAATGTCGCAAGGTGAAAAAGTTATGTTGCGATACCAATATGTGATGAGTGTAACTACAAATTCACAAGGTGATTACGCAAGAACGGCAGGTGGTGCGGCCAACCAAATGCGTGAATTTAATAACTCAATAAAAGAATTAGGTGTTTCATTTGGTCAAGTAATATTACCATTATTTACAAAGGTTATAACCTCATTAAATGGTGTATTACAATCAATTAATAATTTATCACCGGCAACCAAAACATTAGTATTAGCATTAGGTGGATTTGCGGCATTGGCCGGACCATTGCTTTACATTGCGGGATCGGTAATACCAAAAATGATTACCGGTTTTACTTTGCTTAGAACGGCGGCTATAAATTTAGGTAAAGGAATTAAAACGGCGGGATTAGTTAGTTTATTCGTTACGATGGCGGGATTTGTGGCGGATGCACAAATGGAGTTTAACGATGCTACAAAATCAGTAAATCAATTAACGGAGGCGGACAAAAAGAATGCGGATGCCATTCGTTCACAAAACAAAGAATTGTATAATACAATTACTTTACTTGAAAAGGAAAAGAAAACGGCACAATTAGTTGATGCACAATTCCAAGCGAGGGGCATTGAATCTAAATCAGCCGAGGGAATACAAAAGAGAATTGATGCGACAAAGGCATTAATTGTTGCTAATCGAGATTTATTAAAATCAGCACAACAACAACCAACGCAACCACAAGACAATGCAAGTTTAGATATTACGGGTGAAGGTAAGGGAGATAATAAGCAAAAAGATTACACCTATGAATTAGCACAAGCAAGGTTAGATTTAAAAAATGCAACTTATGAATTAAACCAAGCGGAATTAGATTTACAAAAGACACAATCAATGGCAAAGTTTGGCGATTTGTCAAAAGGATTGCCACAATTATCAGATAATCTAAGTGCGTATTTTGACAAGTTCCCACAATATGGGGAGAAAATAATGGGCATCACACAAAAGATGACATCGTTAAAATCTCCATTCCAGGTGATGAATGAGCAAGTGATTGCAAGTACAACAATTATCCAAGAGCAATTAGATTTACAAGCGGAGAATTTTAACATTTACATGCAAAATGTAGAGATGTTAAAGAATACGACACAATCGTTTTTTGCCTCTATGGGCCAATCAATAGTGGATTCATTTGGATTGGCTAAAACAGGATTAGAAGGATTTTTAGGATCATTAGCAAGTGTGTTAGTACAAATGGGTGCAATGGCCATTGCCGAATCAATTTTTGGTAAAAAGAAAGTAGCAACCAAATATGCGGAATCACAAGCGAATGCGATTAAAATTGGTACCGATGCGGCGGCGGCAACCGGTCCGGCGGGATTAGTTGCTATTGCACCATTTATTGCGGCCGCGATGGCATCCGTTAAAGGTGCATTTTCTACCATTCCCGCATTTGCAAAAGGTGGTATCGTAAGTGGTCCAACGATGGGTTTAATGGGTGAGTATCCAGGTGCTAAATCAAATCCCGAGGTAATTGCACCATTGAACAAATTACAAAACATGATGGGCATGGATAATGGGAATAACGTTAATGTGAGTGGGGAGTTTGTGGTTAGAGGCCAAGATTTAATTTTAGCATTACAACGTGCAGAAAAACAAAAACAACGTATAGGATAATGGCATACAATGTAAAATATCGGTTGGATTTTAGTGATGTAGCGGAGAGAAAACGTAGAATTGAGATTCTTAAAAAAGATTATGGCGGATCCGTTTTTCCTATGATTTGCGGAGGCGAGCCAATGGAAATCGATTGGAAATCCGATGATGATTTTTACGAGCCATTAATTGGATCACAAGCCACGTTAAATTTAATTGTAACGGATGATGTGTCCTATGATAATTTTTACGAATACGATGAGAGAGAATACCAATTAGTGTTGTTATTCGAGGAGGCACCCAACACATGGGGAACCTATTGGAAAGGATGGATTACCAATGATATTTACGAAGAATCGATTATTACAAAGCCATATAACATCCAAGTTAGGGCCATTGATGGATTAGGTCAATTAAAGGGATTTAACTCATGGTTCCCAACGGAATTAACACCATCAAAAAATACCTTTATTTGGGAATTTATTTGGCAAAATTTAGCACAAATTGGATTGGGTTTTGACATTTGGGTTTCCAATGATATGCGGACCGGCATTCAAAGTAATTGGCAAAACATATTTGAGGATTTGTTGATCAAAACAAATGCGTTTATAGAACCATCAAATAACAAGTTAGATGCTAAAGAGGTATTGAGATCAATTTTAATTGCGAGCAATTGTAAGATTTCCCAAAGTTATGGCCGATGGTATTTAACAAACGCATCGAGTTATGGGGATCAACGGATCATCGCAGGTATTCAAAATGGATCATTGAGTGGGAGTGGTATATTAAGTGCAAAGCAAGGATATTTAAATGGAGGATCCGAGGAAGTAAGATTTGAGGTTTATGGTAGCAATGGTGTTTATAGTGGAACCACAACGGGTAATATGTTGCGGACCATTAAAAGCCAATTAATCCCAAGAAATTCAAATTTGGTTAGATCGGTAAAGAGGCCATTGAAAAAATATGAGATGAATATTGATTTGTCAAACAAGCAAACCTATGTTAATTACAATGCGGGGTTTGAGTTTGATTTGCAATATTGGATCGCGGGTTCGGGTGTAACGATCAATCTTGATTCCGATATTTCGGCAAGTGGATCTAAATCAATTAATTTTACCAATTAT